AGAAATCTCGTTCGATCCTTTTGAAGTCGGATCGTTTTCCCATAGATTTCCTATGTGGTGATATTCAGGGCTGCTGTGTCAGTCTTTCTCTTTGCAGGGGCACTTGCAGACATCTCCTCGCTCTCTTTGGGGATATCTACGGCAGTCTTTTCGACGCCTTTAGGTCCGTATGCAAACGCCTTGGGTTCTGTTGACGGCTTGTCTACTGGAGGGGCAGCGGCTGCGCTTGATCCCATACACATGCTTAGATTTCCTGTGATTGGTGGTCTTGGATTGAATCAAGAACACTTTGTTTCTGTTGTGACGTATAGTTACGCCATTCTTTGATCTGGTCCTGTGATCTGCCGCACCCAACGCATTCCATGTGGGTGACCTTGTTGATCAGGTAGCAGTTTTTGGTACAGGGCGACTTAATGTCGGCTATGGAGAGGGTCGTCATCAAAGTCCGGCAGTGAGTCGATAAGGTTTGCCAATGGGCTGTCTTTAGTTGCCTGCGCTTCGATGCCGTTGTCTTTAAGGAACTTGACAGCAACACTAAGTTCTTGGCTGGTTGCTTCACCGCTCTGTACTCTCTTCAAGAGGTCTTCTGCAATTTCCTGATGCAGTCGTTCCATTAAATGTCCAACCATTTATTTAGTATCCTTCCAGTTCTTAATTCCTTTTTCGGCTCCCCTGGATACGATGTACCCGCCGATACCTATTTGAAGCAGCGACCACATGTCCGGTGGGATATCGAGTGAAACTGCCGGTAGGCCAAATGTCTGTAGCCAAGGCACTGCTATGTAGTTGTTCACTACGATGACGACAAACGACATCATGGTCACTGGTCGCCAGTTGCGCTGTAACCAGCTTTCGCCTTTTGCTTCCGCGACGACTACTGATGCAGCAGCCTTTTCGATCTCTGAACTGTGCTGAAGCATCTGCGCCTGTAGCTCTGCCTTCACTTTGTCTTTCTCGACGGTGTCGGGCAGCACCCGGTCGAGTACGTTGCCGACAACGGGTAACAGGCTGCTGATTAGTCCAATCATTCTGCTTTCCTTATGTCGCTGACAGGCACATGTTTTCCATTATGAATGTGTAGTTGGTGGTCCATTTCTTTCCGTAGCTGTTCACAATCTCGTAAGAGTGTCGCCATCGTCATGTGGTCTCGACGGAGGTTCTCCGGCGACGACATCTGGGCCAATATGTTGATCCGCTGCTCCTGCTTTTCGGTTCTTGTGTCGAGTGAATCGATGCGTCGATCCATGCCGCGAAGGCGCTTTTCCATGTCGGCTACAGCTTCTAAGATGACCTTGATTTGCATTTTGCCGACAGCAGCAGCCCCGGCGACACTAAATAAAATGCCGCCCAAGGTTATAATCAATCGGAGATCAATTGCTCCTTCCATACCGCACCTTCTGTCCCGCAGGACTTGGCTCAACGAACGTCCAGCTTTCCCCCATCATTATGATGCAGAGAGCGCCGTTTAGTTCTGGCGGTGACAATGTGAGCATCCAGTAGCCTTCTGACGATACAGACAGTTTGACCAGACCTCCCTCCCTGATACCTACGCCTTTGACGTGTTCGATTGGCTCGAAGACCTTTGCTTGTTCAGCGCCAAGGCAGTTGTATTCGTTCGAGCTAACGGGAGGCACAAAAAAGGCCGTCAGAATGACAGCCAGCAGGAAAACGAGAAATGGTCGAGCCGTCACAGTAGCGCGGCCTCAAGGATAGCGTTGCGCCACTCATCACCGTTGTCGGGCATTGCGTCTGAGTCAACGCCGCGATCCAAATTGACCCGCCCCATGCGGCCACACCAATCACCAAACTGCTCTTCTGTTTCGATGCCGGTCATGTCAGCCCCATTGTCAGAAAACCATTGAATCCGGTTACGCGCTATGATCACGCTGGGCCACTCTCGACCAACCAGATCGGCTAGATAATTAAGCGGCGCACACTCGTCGCAACAGCCGCCTCGCCAGACGTATTCGGCTGGGTCAGCTTCAGATCGCCACTGTCCATAGCTGCCCTGTTCTGCACACCACAGATCGAAATCGCGGCCTGTCTGGCCGTTACTGACGTAGTGATCGTAGCCACGCTGATATGCACATCTGAGGCAGTAAACGTCTGTGCAGCTATCGACATCGCACGTCGTGATCAGCGACCGCAGACCTGTCGGCAGAGCCTCTAGCTGCTCAAAACGGCCCGACATTTGTGCGGCGATTGTGTCGTAATTCGCATCCGCTGCGACCGGCTCAGTGATACTGAGTGACGGCAGATAGACCGCCGCGCCTG